TTAACTTGATATGCACCAACAACTGAAGATCCACCATTACCAGTATCAGAAGAGTTTGCTGTTACTGTTGTACCACTAGTGTCTTTTGCTTCAATCGTATAACTATTTGCATTTACCACGGTAGCTACTTGATATTCTTGATTTAGAACTGCTGCTGTAATATTACCACCAAGTGAAGATGCGCCACTAAATGTGACAAAATCGTTCTGCACTGCACCATGAGCAGTATCTGCAACTGTAATCGTAGCATCACCATTACTTGCAGAAAAAGTTACATCACCAGCACTTGTAGTTGTTCTGATTGGCGTAATATCATTAAAATTTAAACCTTCATTAATATAATATTTTAGATGCGTGCCTAAACCTAAATATTTAGCACCCTCTAATGAGATCCAAGCGTGCAAAGCTCGAGCTGTACCTAAGTAAGTATTTGATGTAACTTTTTCCCAGCCTGCAAATTTTTCAGGTCTGCCTTTCCTAAACCTTACAAGATTACAATCAAACCAACCGCCTTCATTATCGTATGCGGTGCCCTCTCTATTTATTCCTGGTTTAAATACTGTTTTTTGTAATGGCATATACTAAACCTCGTGCCATTCTTTACCTTCAAACAGTAAAGATTCTGCTAATCTTCTGCGCTCTAAGCCTGGTAAAACAACTTTTTCTCCATTTACACTTGCTTTATTCCATTTACGCATTTGATGTGGCACTTCATCTTTTTTATTTTCATTAAGAACTTTAAGCATAGTGCTACTATTAAGGTTAGAAGGACCTAAGTTATAAGTCCAAGCTACCAAAGCATCAAATTCATTTTGTTGTAATGGTACAATTACAGCATCACTTACATAAGCACCATACACAGGCAATTCCTCATTTAACCACTGATCAGCTTGTTCTTGTGTACAATGGTCGCCTTCTTTAACATTTTTTGTTCTGCCGTAAGCTATTGTCCAAACGCCTGCACTGCATTTATAGGCTTCTAGCTCACACCCTTCAAATTTTTTTATTAATTGTTTCCCTTCTTCTGAAATTTGCATTTTAATACTCTCCCCAAATCTTAGTTTTTTTACCGCCGTCATAAGCAACTGCATGACCTTCTTTAATAAGTATTTTACATATATCTTTACCATCTTCTGTATACGGTATACCCAAAATACGCCCATATTTACCTTTTCCTAAAGACTTGACTCTTATCTTTCCAGTGCATAATTCTGCTAATCTTGCTTTTGCCGCTAATCCAAGTTTCTTCTCAGCTAAATCTCTGGTGCGTGATTCAGGTGTATCTATTTGTGCTAATCTTACTCTTTGTTTGTGTAGTTTGACATCAAAGCCAAGATCAAGACAGCAATCAAATGTATCGCCATCAACTATTCTCTCTAATGTTGCATTATAAACAAATGCGTCTGGTGTATTACTCATCAGCCTTATCCTGTTCTGTTGTTACCGTTCTATAATACACTACAACATCTTTTAGTTCAGTTATGTACCTTTTTATTTCTTGCATATTGTAAGCCATAACCTCGTAATCTGGCACGGTCATAGCTAAAAAGACAAGTTCGCCCTCTTGATCTTCTATTACTTGAAACTGCTCTTCAAAATTTTCTGGTGTTATTGTTAACCATCTTACTTCTTTAAGATCAATTTCTCTGGGCATGATAGGTTGCACAATAGTTCTTTCCAGTGGCTTGGCAGTAACTTGTATCTGTTTAGTCGGAATTAGGCTGCAACTGCAAGCCATCATCAAGATCATCAACAGTAACGCTGATTTTCTCGATGTCTTCCATAATATGTTTTGTGCCATTATTTATCTTCCTTTGCATTTCTACAGGATCAGTAAGTATTTTAGCTGTTAATTGATAGTTTTGTATAAATTGAGTATATCTATTGAGCTCTCGCTGTGCCGCTTGGCTTTTAAGAGTCATGTTTTGGAGTTGGGTAGCTTGTAAAGCAAAATCATTTTGCAGCGTGCTTATAGCCTCTTCTTGTGTTGCAATCGCACCCTCTAAGGCAATATTGTTTGCTTTTATGGTATTGTTTTCGTTATAAAGCCAATAACAGCCAATACCTAATACCAAAATAATACCTAGCAAGATTTGTTGCATTATAAATCCTCAATAATGTAGTTTAAGCCGCTAGCACTACGATACTCGACTATTTTATTATTTTCGCTCCTAAATTTCAGGTGTTTTTCTTTTTGAACAATAATTTTTTTTGTAATATATGATTTATCATCAGAATCACCATACTCTTTATTAAAAGATACGGTTACTTTATACCTAGTTGCAAATAAATATTGATACCACGCAACTAACTTTTGCCAAATTTTTTTTAAACTGTCCATATAGCTAGTTTGTGTCTTTTACCTTTAACATTAATAGGTTTTAATAATTTTAATACAATTTTACAATTTTTTGCAGTTCTATAACCTACTAAAATATCCTCGCCAACTTCTTTAGTTGCTGACTCTAGCCTTGCGGCAGTGTTTACAGGATCTCCGATTGCAGAATAATCAAACCGACTATCAGATCCCATATTACCTACCACTGCCTCTCCAGACTCTACACCCACACCAATAGCAACAGGGGTAGAAAGAGTTTTATTAAGTTCAGCTATGCCTTTTTGTATGTCAATCGCAGCTTGCACCGCTTTTGTTTCGTGGTCTTCACAATCTAACGGCGCTCCAAATATAAACATACCTGCATCACCTATAAATTTATCAGTCATACCGCCTAAATTTTGCACTGCGTTTACCTGAACAGTCAAAGTTTTATTCATTATGTCAGTAACTTTTTCTGGCGGTAACTCCTCACTCAATGAGGTAAAGCCACGTAAATCTGTAAAAACGTAACTGCAATATTTTTTTTCGCCACCAAGTTTCAGCAAGCTAGGATTGTCTTGTAGTTGTTTTACTTGTCTTGGATCTAAATAATGTTCAAACTGTTTTTTAATTTGTTGGCGTAATTTATATTGTTCACGGTAGTTTACATAAAAAGCTGTTGCGCTTGTGAGCACTTGCGAGACAAAAGTCCAAGTAAAATCTAATAAAATACCCTGTTTTATCAAAAAAACGCTTGAGAAGCCGTTAGTAAGCAGCAAAACTCCAGCGAGACTAATACCCTTAACTACTCCAAGATAATTGATTGAAAGCCACGTCAGAGAGACAAAAATTGCAAAAATTAAAATTTCTAACGCAAATGCAAAATCGGGTATGTATGGACTGTCAGGTATCAAAATTGACTCAGATAAAGCCGCTTGAATCTTGTGTGGTTCTAACAAACCAATAGGTGTCGCAACTTGAGGCATGATGCCATTAGCGGTTACACCAATAAAAACAAACTTATTAGCAACATCTAGTTCTTCTAATGTTGTCTCTGGCGTATCAACCCAGCTTATCCACTTACGCCCGAGACTGTCTGTTTTAACTGGCGCTAAACCCTGTACCGTTATTTCTTCAATACCATTATCATTAGTTTTTATAATGTAAGTATTGTTGCCAGCCAGCATTTTCATTACCTCAGTACCGAAAGCAGATACGAAGCCATCTGGAGTTCTAAGTAATAGTGGTATTCTGCGGACTAACTTATCAACATCTACGGGAGCAGTAGCAATACCTTGATCCGCAGACAGTTTAAGTACATCAATATTCTGCACTACTCCCTGACTCATCATACCACCCACATCTGGGCCCAGCAAAACCGTGCCAGAAGTTTGAGGGTATGATCCGTTTGGATTTTCAAACATAGCAAGAACAGACCCGCCATATCCTAAAACCTCAGCAAATATCTCGTCTCCACCCATACGATCCGGTTGTGGAAATGATATGACCCAACCAACCCCTAACGCTCCAGCGTTAAGAATATCTAAATGTATATCGGCCAATCTTTTCCTAGGGAGCGGCCATCCTCCCTCATCTGAAATAAATTGTTCATCTAAATTAAGTATGGTAAAAAAGTTAGAAGGCTCTTTTTGTTCTACAAATGCATCAAAAAATTTTAGTTTTAATATTTCTGTAGGAGTGCTTTGAAATATAAGCGGCAGTGATAATAGTATTGCCAGTAATAAATATACTTTATATTTCATTAACAAGGCATCCTATGTCCATCAACATGTATATTGTTAGGGCACCATGATGTAGTGTTGTTTAGGTGGTGATTTCTAATTACTGTTCCTGTGAGGGCAAAATTCATCCAAGTATACCCGTAGGTGTCTAAGTTTTGTCCTGCTAGACCTGCAAAAACAAGTTTATGAATCAGTAAATTATCTAAATGCGGACGCTCGCCTAAAAATGGATTTGCCTCTTTGGTATTTGGGTTTTTTAATCCCTCATAAGTTGTATAGACATCAAGCACATTGAGAGTCCAGTAAGTAATTATTTGTGCTCTTGATGGTGGTTCCTTAATTTCTACGAATTGCAAAAATTTACGTTCAGGTATGTTAATTACATCTTTTTGTGATAACTCTGGCAAAGTTAAATCTAGTTGTGCAAAGACAGTGCAAGGCAGTATAAACAAGGTAAAATATATTTTCATTAACCGCTCTGTTTTATTGTAATAACACTACTGCTGCCACCATTTATTTTTATTGTTCTAGAAACACCATCTTGTATTAAGATTACGGTATAACTTGCAGAGACATCTAGATCTAGTCTAGCAGTGTTATTTACAGATCTTATTAAGGTCAATCTATCGCCATCTATAAAAGAAATGATTTGCGTTTCTGTATCTTGACCAAAATTAGTGCCTGCTATAGCAACTGATGTAACATCTTGTTGTAATTGATCTTCCTCTTCAGCAATTTCCAAAGCATCTAAAACGTCTAGTAAATCTTCAAGAAAATTTACATCAAGGTAATTTATGTCTAATTCTGTAAACTCTAGATCTGCTTCATTATCTAAAAAATCTTCTTCTAAATAATCTATATCTAAATCGTTAAAATCTAAAAAATTATTTGCATTTGTAATAACTTCTTCGGTTTGCAATTCTACTGGATCAGGCGGGCTGACAATAAGCATATTATCTATAATATCTAAAGTTAGATCTAGAATTACCGGCTTACTAGGTGCATTTTCAAATACGCTGACTGTGGTTGCCTGAAAAGGTTGATTTAGTATGACGCTGCCTGTTGCTGTAGTGACTTCTATTTCTCCACTGGAAATACCATATGCATCTGGTAGCAATATTATTAGTGATGCTCCTAACTCATTTACTGTGGTTGTAAAGTCAGTGCCACGAATGGCTATGTTCGCTGTGGGTGTTTTTAACGAGATGTTTTGTTTATCTATTCTATTTAAGTTACCTGTTATAAATCTTGTGGTGCCTAGCGCAAAGGTGAGCGCCATCTTTGACTTAGATGGATCAGGGTCGTAAACATATTCGTTTATAAGAAGTTGTGAGTGCTCTGTTAGTTTAACTTGGCTGTCATCAAGAAAAGTAATAGCCATACGGCCATTATTAGTTATAGCCTCATCATTATTCTGTATTACAAAATCTAGACTAGCGTCATAAGGTATATCTCTTACAACGCTAGCTGAACCAGAAAGTTCAGAGATGTCACCAATGTTAACAGCTTGTGCTTGTGCCTTGGTCGTTTTGGATAACGCAAATATTGCTATTAGAAGTGTTGCTAATAATCTTAAGGTAATCCCTTGCCAAAGTAGAAGACTGTGTAACATCAATCGTATTTGAACTGCCATCTAAATCTAGATAAAAATAACCACTGTCAGCAGATGTAGTGCCACCGTACCCGCTACCACTAAAATTTAATGTATTACTGCTACCATTTACATCGACATAGTTGATTGCATTTGCATAATCTATATCAAAATCAAACTCATTACTGCCACCAGTAACAATCCAATCTAGATCAAGATAAGACGCATCATCATCCTCAGCTACTGCTAAATCAAAGGTGTTACTTGATCCAGTGACATTTATATTCATATTAATATAATCTGAGTCAATAAGGCCTGTGCTATCTACAAGTATGTCAAAAACATTACTATCACCTGTAAATTCAAAAAAGCCTGTAAAATTATCACCATCAATAGCATCAGATCTAAATTTATTACTTGCACCAATTTGGTTGATGTCAAGTATCATTGACACACCATCAAGGTCTAATGCGGTCATAGTGCCAGATGTAGCACTTGTACCACCAATAAGGTTAGATCCACCTTGTTGCTCTAAATCTATGGTTGCAGAGTTTCCAGTTTGGTTGACATAAATTTCATTATCCGCAACAACAGAAAGAGACATAAATAAAAAAATGTTAATTAGCTTCTTCATATTTCCAATACCCTCTTGTATTTCCTACGTTTATTATTTCTAAGACTGCACCTTCGATAGCTTTCATTAAAGCTATGGTTGTGCTTTCGTTGCGGGTGGCACCCGTTTCTATTTCAACCAACTCTGTGCCCATTTCTATAAATCTGAACACATCTTGAGATTGGCCATAACTATAGATAGTTTTTTGTGACATGACCTCAATCAAAATTTCACCTGTAGCTACTGATACCATACGCAGACTAACACTGACGCTATCTTCACGGTATTGCAGACTAGACCCTATGCCTAAGTATCTTGCGCCCAATCCGCCAGTAACTAAATTAGTATCATAACTTACAACCGCACCCTCTAGCAAGACACCAGCAAAAAGCAGTGGTCCTAGAGCCTGGCTTTCACCAAGTTGTTCTCTTGTAGATCTAATTAGCTGTCTTTCTTTTGTAAGGTTATCAAGACCAACTCTCTCTACAACACGAAAGAAATTACCGTTTGATGCATGTTTTAAAGACCTAATTAAAAGCGTATGTGGTGCTTGTGTGATTGCAGAAGAGAATAAAGCAAACTCACTGTTGCTTTTTCTTTGTCCTGTTTGATCTGTAAACGCAGTAGGATAAACTGCAACTACTGGTTTGACAGCAGGAGCTGGTATATATGCTAATTCGTCAGACTGCAACGAATATATACTATAGTCGTGTAATCCTTTGCTTTGGTATCTATCTGGTCTTGTATCTTTTACAACTTCTAGTATTGAACAACTAGAAAGAGAAATCACCAAGAGGCAGTTCAATAGTCGTGGTAGAACCGTCATTTGAGTTAAAAATAGTAAGAATTATCATACCGTCTTCAATCTTGTAGGATATTATATTGCCTTCAAGTTCAAACGTGCCTTCAGTAGATTGTGTTTCGCCAAACATATTTTCAACAATCTGTCTGGATATTTGTGCGTAGATACGACTTTCTAAATTCCTAATGAATCTTGCTAGAGTTGTGTTTTCAGCATCTCTTTCTAACTCTTCTTGTAAAGCTTTTATCTCCTCTTTAATAGTCATCTTCCTCATGTGCTCTTGATTTTCTATTGTCAGGTAATGCGAGCTTGTGTTCACGCCACTAAAAGATGGAGATTTGAATTTAAAAGTAATAGTATCTGCTTGTGCACTTTGTATAATACCAAAAGTAAAAAGCATCATGCCGCATAAAATACTGACTGCGTACAAATTAGCTTTGTTTTTTTCTTTTTGCATCATTTTGTTCTTTAAGTTTCACTACTGTATCAACTTTCTCTTTCAATCGTATCATATCTTGATCTAATAGGCGAAGTTGATCTGTTAATCTAATAATAGTTTTTTTCATTTCGTTAACAGATGGATCAATAGTCTTAGTTATGGTTTGCCAAACAAAAAATACAAAGTATCCTAATCCCATTACCATTACAGTTGGAAAGCCAAATTTTTGGACTAAATCTACTATATCCATTAGTCACGTCTTGCGTCTATCTTGCCGTCTTCTACAAAATTCTCTGCTCTCGCTATTCTGTCCAAGTCTGGCGGTATGTTTAATGCGCTAGAGACTACGGTATCTATTCTTATAATGTCGTTGTTCATTATAGATGCTCTTGTGATAAGCATTTTAGTGATTCCTTGAACTGATTGTATATCTGCAACAAGGTTATTCATAAGTTGTTTTATTATTAAAAAAATAAAATAGCCCATAATTAAGCCACTAGCTATCGGTAACCCTAAATCTGCGATCAAGCCAACGGCTTGGTTCATTAGTTTTGACCTTCTCCTTTGAAGCTTTTAGATGATCCAGAAGTACCAGCATATAGACCAAACCAAGCTGCACCTGCACCAACAATTATTGATATAAGTCCTGATTGTTCTAATGAAGGGTTTTCTAAGGCCATAAACCACATAGTTGAATAATATAGTAAGAATATGTAAACACTTAAAAATACTCGTGGAAATATTCTCCAAGAATCAACTGCTTGTGCTAGATGTATCCACCTTTGATGTGGATTTACATTTGACACGTCCTCTAACTCTCTAATTTTATCTTTTAAATCTGATATTTCTCGCATCATATCCATAAACTTGTTTAAGTCCATTTCTACTTCATTACGATCCATATCTCCACTAAATTGTCCTTGATTCATATTCATACAAAACTCGCTGCCACTATTGCGCCAACAATAAAAGGATATACAGCCCATAACATAGTTTCAAGCTTGTCAAACCTTTTGGATCCATCTGCTAATCTTTGTTCTATATTCTGATACCTAATAGCACACTCTTTTTCGTGCACCTCTAGTTTAGCCATAGTATCTTTTACTGTTGCCATTATTATTTAACTTTCTTAACTCTTTTTGTTGTATAGGCCTCGTTAATATCTGGAGTAGATTCATCATCTGCAACATAACGGCCTTTTTTATTTCTTGCTCTTACCTGGACTCTTTCAGTCCCAGTAATTTTATCCCATAAATTGCTTAAAAATTTCATATTATTTCTCCTTGGCTCTGCCAATATTTAAAGCAAACAAATCTATTATAGAATATACTTTTTTAAAAAAATTATCATCTTTTGGAGTGGGTGTTAATGCTGCTATTAAAGAAGATATAGTAACAATTGCATTACAAATTATTATAAATTTTAAAATACTCATTAGTTTTCCAAAGTTTTTACTTTTGATTTAACAACCGGATTGTCATCCTTTTTGGTAGAGTTTATAAAAAGGTTCTTAAAATATACCAAAGAACCGTTTATTTGATCCAATTCGCTTTGCGCAACATATTGTTTTCTACTCAAATCTTCTATTTGATGATATAAATATCTTTGATGTTCATCTAGATCTCGTACTGGAATCTCTTTGCCCTCTACTGAAACTACAGGCCCGTCTTCTTTTTTATTTTTTTCAACCATTTTTTCCCCTAATTAATTCTAAGTTAATATTTTTGTTACTGACGTTGGCGATATTTTTTTCGCAATACTTGCATCTATACCAGCTTTTATAGTGGATACCTCATCAGAGCCTAATGCTGCCTCTACCCAGCCCTGCACATCACTTGCTTGTAAACTAGACCAATTTATAAAACTAGATAAGTCACTTGTGTCTAAAGATTGTGAGCCATAGACAGTTGCAGCTTGTGGATTACCCTCTGCATCGTTGTTACTATCATCTGAACCCGTTAGTCTCCAGTGAACATTATGTACCACATTAGATTTCCCGCTTTTTGCTGGATACACATCACATGTGCTTACATCCCAAGTATAAGATATTGCCATATTATTTTTCCTTCAAATTTTCAATTTCACTTTTAAGTGATTCTATTTGTTCTTGTTGCTCTTGCATGCCTTTTACTAGATGCGTAACAAGTTTACTATAATCCATTGAGTAATAACCGTCTCCATCTTGATTAACTGCGTTTGGTACTAACTTTTCAACCTCTTGTGCTATCAATCCTTCATCTGCATGATTATCAGCTTTCCAATTATAAGCAACAGGGTTTAGATTATTTATAACATCTAATCCTCTTGATGATCCTGTAACATCTTTTAATCTTGCATCTGATGATGTGTTATAAGTTACAGCATTAGTTGAGCTTTGATTGATAGAGCCAATCTGTGTACTGTTTCTTCTAAATACATATAATTCAGCACCCCCAGATGTGCCATCCATATTTTGTTGTATGTTTACACCTGCTGAAGCATTATGTTGAAAAGATATGCCACCTACACCTTGATTAGTTGTAGTTCCTATAAGGACATGTCCATCAGAAGTTATACGTGTTATTTCTGATGCTGTACTTCCAATACCAAATTTAATAACACCTGAACTATTATTTACACCTACATTTAATTCAGTTGTAGAGGTTGTAATAAAAGCATCGCTTGCAGAAATCATCCCTGCTGTTCCTGCTGAAGAACCAAATACTCCAAGATTTAATCCTGTATCTGCATCATTTGATACAACTACATTTGCAACTTGTGCTGAATTATCACCAACTTTAAAAGTTGCTGCTGTGGCTGCTGAACTTTGAGTTGCAGTTATAGCACTCCCAAAAGTTGCACCTGCATTAAAAGCAGCTGCACCTGCTGCTGACATATCAAGGGTAAGGGCAACAGTTCCAGCAGAACCACCATCATTACCTCTGAAAATAATATCGCCATCAGATATATTTGATTGAATGAACATATTATTAGAATCGTGGAAAAATTGACCATAGTCAGTGCCTGAATGTTTTAACTTAAGTACCCCAGAAGAGCCAGAATCAATAATTGTTTCAGAAGCAACATCTATCGTAAGAGAACCGCTAGATAAATCTATTTCAGTCCCATCTATAGTAATGTTATCAACTACTACACCTGCATTTGCAGTTACAACACCACCTACAGCTAAAGTAGAAGCCATATCAACAGCTCCATCTATATCTACTACGTCTAAGTTTGTTGTTCCGTCTACATCTATATCGCCAGATATATCTAGTGCTGTACCAATTAAAGTTTGTGTGAAAGTAACTTGTCCGTTAGAGGCAATAGTCATAGCGTCTACATCTGAGGCAGAGCCTATAGTTTTACCGTCTCCAATAATTAGATCATCAGTAAGAGTAACTATACCAGTAACTCCTAGTGTTCCCCCAATAGTTGCATCGTCTGTTACTGTTAAATCATCTTCAACTTTAAGATCTACAACGTTTAAACTTGCAAAAGCGTCAACCATAGCAGCACCAGAGCCTGCACCGTCCGAATATATTGCTTTTGTATCTCCTGGAGGTACAGTTACATTAGCGCCAGAGCCTTGCGAAATAATAATATTTTGTGATCCAGATGTGCCGTTTTCTATAAACCAAAGCTTAGATACGGTATTTGGGCCGATTGTTATGGTGCAAGCCGAATCGAGTGTGCCTGTATATTTTAAATAAATAGATCTGCCAGGATCAGTTGAGCCATCTGCAATAGTAGTAGTGTGGGTATCTGCGTTGGTTGTTATAGCCTCTGTGCCAAAGCTGAAGGCTTCTGCAATAAGCTCTAGATTGGTGTTAGTCGAAGCACCCCAAGTGCCTGACTCATCACCTGTTGCTATTTCTTTTAATCTTAAATCATTTACATACGTTGCCATATTTTATGCTACCTCTTCCCAATCCGGAGTTTGTGTTTCATTAATTTCAGCAAAGGATGAACTTTGGTCATCATCAATATTAGCATAATTTTGCGTTTGTGTTTGATTTATTGCACTAAAACTAGATGCTTGATCGTCCGTAATATCAGAAAAGTCCCTTGTCTGATTTTCGTCAACTAAACCCCATACAAGCACATCTGTTACAAAACCTGTCGCTGAAACTCCTAATAATGTAACTGTAGACTTTGAAATTGTAGTAACTGAACCAACGTTAGATGTACTCCCTACACCATCAATATCAAATTTAGCGTTGTGATGGATTGTTAAAGATCCAACTGCAGATGTTGCGCCTAACCCAGATATTACAACATTTGCCTCGCCATCTACATCAACTCCAACACTGCCTACAGATCCTACTGCTCCAGGCGCATTTGCTACGGCATCACCGTTTACTCCAACTCCCCCTATAGCTGAGGTCGCTACTTGCGAGCTAGGAGTAATATTTGCTTCACCCGTTATTGTTAAAGTTCCAACAGAAGCAGTAGCAACTTGTGTTGCTGGTGATACATTAGCTTTTGCTACAACTGAAAGCGTGCCGAGAGCAGATGTTGCTGATTGCCCTGTAAGAGTAAGATTAGCTTCGCCATCAATACTAGGTGTTCCTACAGATCCTGTGCCTACTTGTGATGAGGGAATTACATTTGCTTTTGCTACAACTGAAACAGTGCCAAGCGCACTTGTAGCTGCTACGCCTGTAAGGGTAACTGGTATTGGCTCACTCCAAGGCCCTTCTCCCCAGGTGCCTCGACCCCAACCAGTTATATTAGCCATAAGGCTAGGCTATTCTGATAATCGCTGTACTTGCTGCTGCTGCTGGAAATACTATTGTGAAGTCACCAGCTGTAGATGTTTTATCACCACCAAAATCTATTGTAGCAACAGATTTATTGCTGTCAGATGAGTTGTAAATCATACAACCTCTAGCGGTTATGGTTGCAGTTCCAAATGTCAAATCTGCAAAATCAGTAAAACCAGTAGTACCGCTAGATGTAGGATCTACTCTAGTTAAATTACTGCCGCCAGAAGTGTAGTTTGTGCCACTTGCTTGTCCTGTAGTGGTAAAAGCTGTAGTTGTAGCACCTAAAGTAGCTGAACTTGTATATAATGCTAATTTAAAGGTATCACCACCAGAGTTTTTAAAATTGTGCACAGCTTCAAGAAGTTCTTTTTTGAAACTTGTGGTTAATGTAGAGCTTATAGCCATATCAAATTCCTCTAATAATTTTTGCTAATTCTTCCTCTCCACCACCTATCAAATCTTGTATAAGAGAGGCTTTATAAGATTTTAACGCATTTTTTATATAAATCAAACACACCTGATATATAGCATCTCTGTAAGCTCTAGCCTGTTCTTTTATATGTGGGTCTTTGTCTTCAGAGTAACTTACTATTTTTTCTGTTAATCTTGCTGCCCAAAATTCAGGTGGATGACCACCAAAACTTGTTGTCTTTGCCTCTATAACACCTAATTCAGGCATACCAGCTGGTGTAATTTTACTCATTTATACAAGCTTTTATATATTTTTGTGGTTCTACGATTTCTACAAAACCCTCAGTTTCTATTACCACTCTTGCGCCACAAGGCAATAAAGGTTTGTCATTACCGCCATACTTTACCGTAGCCTCGCCTGTAATTTTTACTTCGTGGCAATAAGTATTAGTTCTCCCCTCTTTTACAGTAATTACGGGTTGATTAGTACCGTTTTTTAAATTAGATCTAATTTTGTGTTGGTTTACATGAATATATTTTTTTACCATTTGTTTGGCTCCGGAGGTTTAAGATGTGAGTCATTTCTATCAACTAAAACAGGTTTTTGTTCTTTTTTAGTTATTTCTATTTCACTTATATTTTTTACATTTAGGCCAGATTCATCTTCAATAACAACTAGGGGATCAGCTAATCTGTGGTAACCATAAAGTTTTTGTGGAGCTGGCACGTCGGTATCTAATAAAGTGGATGATGCTGCAACTTCTATTTGCATACCTGCATCAATACATTTTGATAGCCAGAACTCTACACACCCTCTACCTGCCTCTGCAAAATGCAAATTTCCCTTGTAAGAAAAATCAACACCAAACATTTTAATATTTTTTACTTCGTTCCAATAGGCAAATGCTATAGCGTAAGCAACGGTATTATTTAGATAATGACAGTTGGTGTCTCTTACAACTTCATGCACAGGATAATCAACCAACCCAGGACATCTATCGTCTAATTCACAAGTATAAATAGGACCTTCGTGGTGTAATAATAGATCGGCCATACTAGAAGTTTGTCCACCAGCATCATCAGAGTCTAAGAATCTAGATGCTGGATCCATCATAAATACCCTATCGTGATAAATTACGCT